GTCTTGTTGCTAACGTGACCACCACGGTGTTCTATGGCTAAGACCGCAGCATGGCAGCGCAAGGAAGGCAAGAACCCCAAGGGCGGACTCAACGCCAAGGGGCGAGCCTCCTACAACAAAGCCAATCCGGGCAAGCCGGGGCTCAAGCCTCCGCAGCCAGAGGGAGGCTCACGCCGAGACTCTTTTTGCGCCCGTATGGAAGGCATGAAGAAAAAGCTGACCAGTGCCAAGACGGCCAAAGATCCAAACAGTCGTATCAACAAGAGCCTGAGGGCGTGGAACTGCTGATATGGACATAACGCTTTGGAACGCTGCGCTATCTCTCATCTCTGCCCTGATTCTGTTCTGGGTGAAGACGTCTGCGGATGAAATGAAGCGCATCCAGATTCTTCTCAACCGCACTCGGGAAGAGATTGCGAAGGAGTATGTCACCAAGTCAGAGGTGCATACGGACATCAATCGCGTTTTAGATCGGATAGATCGGCTTGAGAAGAAGATTGATGACTTTATGAAGGAGCAGCGCAGTGCCCTCGGTTAGCAAAAAACAACACAACTTGATGGCTATGGTGGCCAATGACCCCGCTGCTGCTAAGCGTGTAGGAATCCCCCAGTCTGTTGGCAAAGAATTTATGAAGGCAGACAAGGGAAGGCGGTTTGGATCTAGTGAAAGCCAACCAAATAAACAGGCTATCAATAAACCCAAAACCAATCAAGGCAAACAAGAACTTTTTGCAAGAGGTGGTGACATGAAAGAATCCAAGGCAATGGTTAAGAAAGAAATTGGCTTTATGAAAAAAGCCGGCGCTCCAAAATCTATGATCAAGCACGAGGAGTCTGAGATGAAAAGCATGAAGAAAATGGCCAACGGTGGTATCACCAAAGCCAAAATGGGCGTTGTCAAGACTGCGGCTCCAAGCCGTGACGGCATGGCTGCCAAGGGCAAGACCAAAGGTACGCAGGTCAAAATGGCTGGCAGCAAGCCCCTTGGTATGAAAAAGGGCGGCTACGCCTGCTAATAGGAGGTAATCATGGCTCGACGTTCTCGTAATTTAGCTGGCCTTGCTGCGCTGGGCGCGTTGGGTGTCATGGCGAGCAGGGGTCTTTACAAAAAACCGGGTGAAGCACTTGCTCCTGTAGAGTATCGTGGGACTGACCGTCCATCCGAAATGCCCCGTGCGCCAGCAGCTGCGTCTGCAGCAGCGCCGGCAGCTGCGTCTGCAGCAGCTCCGGCAGCGGCAACAGCACGCGAAGCTTTGGCATCTCCTGACGAGGATTTCCCACGGGCAGGAAGAACACTTCCACTTGCTGATACCGGCGGAATGGGACGGTCAGAAGGCATAGAGGCTGCAGATCAAAGCAAGATGGGTCCTGTTGTGCCCGCAGCTGTTGTGCCCGCAGCTGTTGCTGCGGCTGCCGGTTCTCGTCCACGCCCCGCTTTTGTTGCTGACGATTCTCAACGTAAGGCTAATGCTGCCGCAGATGCGATGTTTGAAAACCGTGCTCCTGTTATTGGGCCTCGAAGCGGTGGAACAGGTGGCGCAACCGCAGCAGACATGGCTGCACTGGAACGTCAACGGGCAGCTGAAGCTAATCGGGCACGCGGTAAAAATCGTGCTCCTACTGTTGGGCCCCGTAGCACGGGGACAGGCGGCGCTACTGCACGAGAGTTAGAAGCATACCGCCGCCAACAAGAACAGTTGGCAAGACGTGGCCGGGGGTTTAATACCTCTCGATTTAAAGAAGGCGGTGCAGTCAAAGCCAGTCCAAAGAAAATGGCTTTTGATAAAGTGTCCACCGCTTCTAAACGCGCAGATGGTATTGCCCAGCGTGGCAAAACCAAGTGCAAAATGTACTGAGGTGACACTATGGCCACAAGCCCCAGAAGGATGACTGCTGGCGAAGCAGAGATGCTGCAAGAGGCCAAAGACAAAAAAGCCGCTCCAAAGTTGGAGAGGGCATACAACCAGTCTTTGACAAACACTGCCCCTGCTCCCGCTGACAAGCCTAAACCTGCCCCGGCCAAAGCTCTTTCTGTGGGCGAAGCAGAAATGCTTCAAGAAGCCAAAGACAGGAAAATGGCCCCCAAGCTGGAGCGGGCTTACAACCAGTCGCTTACCAGCACGGAAGAAAAGAAAGCCAAGGGTGGTGTCACTCGCGCCGATGGCTGCATTACCAAGGGCCACACCCGTGGCAAGATGGTGTAACAATGATGTCCAGCCGTGGCATGGGAGCCATTAACCCAAGCAAAATGCCGGGGCCAAAACGCAAGGCCCGTAGGGACGATACTGACTTTGATCAGTACGCGGCTGGCGGCCAGACCAAATCCAAGGTCAATCAGGCTGGAAACTACACCAAGCCCGGTATGCGCAAGTCGTTGTTTGAGTCAATTAAGTCTCGGGCAGTGCAGGGTACGGGCGCAGGCCAATGGTCGGCTAGGAAAGCACAGCTTTTGGCAAAGCAGTACAAAGCCCGTGGGGGTGGGTACAAGTGAAAGATCCGCAGCAATCGCTAAAGGATTGGGGTGCGCAGAAGTGGCGCACCAAGTCCGGTAAACCGTCTTCCAAGACGGGTGAGCGATATCTGCCTGAGAATGCCATCAAGGCGTTGACTCCTGCTGAGTATGCCGCTACAACCCGTGCCAAGCGGGCAGGCAAGAAGGTTGGAAAACAATTTGTAAAGCAACCACCTAAGGTGGCGGCGAAGACGGCGAGGTATAGGTAATGGCCACCACATCAGGCGCAGCAGGTTTCAACCTCGATCTGACTGAGATTGTTGAGGAAGCGTTTGAGCGCGTGGGCTCGGAGTTGCGTACCGGCTATGATCTAAAGACGGCTCGCAGATCTCTAAATCTGATGTTTGCTGACTGGGCAAACCGTGGCATCAACATGTGGACGTTTGAGCAGGGCACCATCCCGCTTATCCAAGGGCTCAATACTTACACGTTGCCAAATGACACGGTGGATCTGCTAGAGCATGTTATCCGCACTCAGCCAAATCAGCAGTCCAATCAAGCCGACCTAACGATCACGCGTATCAGTGTTTCTACCTACGCGACGATCCCTAATAAACTGACGCAAGCCCGTCCTATCCAAGTTTGGATTCAACGGTTGGACGGCCAAGTGTCTCCTACTGGATACACTTATCAAAGTGCCAATACCGGGGCACAGACAATCACGCTGTCGTCAACCGTGGGACTGCCTACCACTGGGTATTTGAACATCGGTGCCGAGACCATCTATTACGGCTGGATCAACAACAGCACTCAGATTGGCGGCGTGTTCCGGGCACAAAACGGCACCAGCCAAATCACCCCTTCTGTTGGCACTGCGGTGTACGTCAACAACATCCCCCGCGTTACGGTCTGGCCAACGCCGGATCAAGGCACTGTGGGCAACCCCACGTACCAGTTTGTGTACTGGCGCATGCGCCGTGTGCAGGATGCCGGTGGCGGCGTTAACGTGATGGATGTGCCGTTTCGGTTTATCCCCTGCATGACGGCGGGATTGTCGTACTACATGGCGCTCAAGGTTCCCGGTGCAATGGATCGTCTGGGTGTGCTCAAGCAACAGTATGACGAGGCTTGGGAGTTGGCTGCGCAAGAGGATCACGAAAAAGCAGCTGTGCGGTTTGTGCCGCGCAGGCAGTACATTGCTGGGGCGTTCTAATGCCCAATCGTTTTTCGTCCGGCAAGTTTGCGATTGCGCAGTGTGACCGCTGCAACTTTCGCTTCAAGCTTAAGGAGCTTAAGACATACACGCTCAAGACGAAGAATGTGAACATGTTGGTGTGCCCGGCTTGCTGGGACCCCGACCATCCGCAGCTTCAGTTGGGCATGTATCCTGTAGAAGACCCGCAGGCTGTGCGCAACCCAAGGCCGGACATCACGTATCGGTTGGGCGGCAACAACGGTCTGCAGATTTCAAACATCAGCGGTACGGACCCGGATGAAGACGGAACGGCCACAGGCGGTAGCCGTATTTTTCAGTGGGGCTGGAATCCGGTTGGCGGATCGAGTTTTTTTGATGCTGCTTTGACACCAAACAACTTGGTGCTGACGGTAAATTTGGGCACAATTACGGTTGCAACGACATAAGGAGTCGATCATGATGGACGCAAAGAAGGCTGTGCATAAACACGAGAAAGCCATGCACCCTGGCAAACCTCTGACCAAGATGAAAGCTGGCGGCAAGACCAATGCCGACATGCTTAAGTATGGGCGCAACATGGCCAAGGTCATGAACCAGCGTAGCCCTGGCCGCAAGGGAGGTTAATATGGCAACGTATCAATCTCCAAAACCTGCACCGATTCAGCCGGCAGGTGTCTCCAACAATAAGGAGCATCTGAAGAATATGAATCAGTCCGTGGCAAACAACCACAGCAATGACTACCCCGGCGTAAAAACCAGCGGTATCAAAATCCGTGGCACGGGTTGCGCAACTAAAGGTGTGATGGCTAGGGGTCCGATGGCATGAACTACGCTGCCCTGTCTGCTGCAATTCAGGACTACACCCAGAACTACGAAACGGAGTTCGTGGCGAATATCCCTGTCTTCATTCAACAGGCAGAGCAGCGCATTTATAACTCGGTTCAGTTCCCGTCTCTGCGCAAGAACGTCACGGGCTCTGTGTCTGCCAGCAACAAGTACTTGTCGTGCCCTAATGATTTCCTGTCAGTCTATTCGCTGGCGGTCATCACGGGCGTGACAGGCGGCAACCTCAACACGGGGTCGTACGAGTATTTGCTCAACAAGGATGTGAACTTCATCCGGCAGGCATACCCGTCGCCAAACGACACCGGGACGCCAAAGTACTATGCACTGTTTGGGCCGACAGTTTCAGGCGCAGTCATCTCTGACGAGTTGAGCTTTATCCTCGGGCCGACACCTGATGCGGCCTATGATGTCGAGTTGCATTACTACTATTACCCTGAGTCGATCACGGTGGCCGCTGATGGCCAGACTTGGCTGGGTGATAACTTTGACACGGTGTTGTTGTACGGCTCCCTGGTGGAGGCTTACACGTTCATGAAGGGTGAGGCGGACTTGATGGCCGTGTACGACACTAAGTACAAAGAGGCTCTTGCTCTGGCCAAACGTCTGGGTGATGGACTTGAGCGCAGCGATGCCTACAGGTCGGGTCAGTACCGCGCAGCCCCGCTGCCGCAGAATAACGGGGTGGCTTGATGGCCTTTACCGGCAACTACTCCTGCAACACGCTGCGGTCGGGGCTTGCCAACGGCACGATCAACTTCGCCTCGGATACGTTCTATCTGGCGTTGTACACCAACGCGGCAACGCTGGATCAAACGACCACTGCTTACACCACGACAGGT